GCATAGATCTCGCGAAGCTCAATAGCCTGCTCACCAAGATGCGCAAATGTCGGCCAATAAAAATCATAAACCGTAGAGCGAAGCCACATCTTATTGATACCCTGCTGATAAGTAAGATCGGCACGAGCGCACACAAAGCCAAAAACATAACCATGTTCGACAAAAGATTTAGTAAAACCATGGAACTTAGCAGCAGTAACACCATAAGCAGAAAGATTGCCTTGAGGAGAAGTGTCGTCGGTTGCAGAAGTTTGAGCTATTGGATTGACATTTATCATTTTGGTAAAGGAGCCAAGAAATTCCGGACGCTGAAGACGAGCATCAGGAGAAACTACGCCAAAGAAAGAGCGAAGCACTTCTGTATACCGACTACCACCACGAGCAAGGCGTTCATAGAACTTCTGCATCTGGAAAGCAGTACGAAGACTGTTGATCGTAAAAATAGAGGATTCGTCAAGGTTTGCAATCAAACCAGACTGCGTCAAACCGTTAACAGTAACGTTATTAGTGGGCCAAGAAGAAATTGTAGTATAACCCGAGATACGACCATTTTTGCCGTCAACAGCAAGAGCCTGAAGATTATTGCTAGTATCTTCAGCAGAAACGACGCCAGTTTTGAAACCACTAATACTAAATTCACCTTGTACAGGAGCGGTACCAGCAAGACCTATAGAAACACCAGGTCCTTTTTGTGTCCACGGTAAAGCAGAAGTAAAATAGTCATGACGCTTACCGCGAGGAGGACAGGCATGACCAGCAATAAGATTTCCATCGGTACCAAAAAGCCAAGAAGGCTGATCAGAAGTGCGAGAAAAGTCCAAAACTTCATTGGCATCGCCTTTCTGAATCTTGACGGATTTCTGAAGGTTTTCATCTCTGAACCATTCGTTCCAAATAAGATAAACGCCACGGAATGGGAGTGCGTTAATACCAGTTATATTATTAGTAGTATTGATAGGCAATCCAAAATAGTCCCAAAGAGAACCTATAAGCAAGTCTTTTTCAGAAGTATGAGAGTAAATAGTAGGAATGACATAATCAGTGCTATCATCAGGGTCCTCCTGTTCAAAGCAGAAATTCTGCCAGTGTTCCCAAACGAGACGATTCGGGACAAAGAAGAAAAACCAGTCCAGATAAATATTATCCATGATAGGCTTAATAGGAGTAGCCAGGCGAGCGAAATAATTAACAGACATACGAGTAGTATCGCCAGGCAAAACCTCGTCAACAAATACAGGTATAAGCTTGCCTGCATCAAAAGTAGTCTTATAGACATGCGAGCGGTCAAATTTTGTCCTTCGCATATACATTGCAGGAGCATCGCTGAAGCGATGTCCTCGAACTCTAATTTTACGAGCCAAATTTTCACCTTCTTTGAAGTGTAAACCTAAGAATTATCCTAAAGCAAATTATTATTAGGTTTTAGATTATTTTTGCGTCACCTACGCCAGTTACATCAAGTAAGTAACTGGCTTCGGTGACGCCTATTTTTGTGTTTCTTCATTATTTTGTTCTAAAGTGTTACTTTTTTCTTGTGTTTGTTTATTACTTACGGACTGTTGTGGTTCGTAGGAAGTATCTCTGCTACCATACAAGCCTTGTTGTTGGAGATATTCGAGCGTTGCAGGATCGTTCAATTGGTTGATGAAATTCATAGGATCGTGACCGAATTTTGCTCGAACATAAGCGGGTAAACTGTAGAATTCTTCACGAACTCCGGACACAAGCTCAAGCGCAGTACTGTAATCGCCGGGGAGCGTTGCATCTCCGAACTGAAGATAAGCGTACTGCGAACTATCGCCGAGGTCAAGAGTCATAATGCCTTTCTGACCATCTGCATACTTATTTACGATATAGTTGATGTCAGTTTCATCTTTCTCGTCCTGAACCGTAAGAGAGGGCATGGTAAACTCAATGCCACAATGATCATGTTCTTCTACAGGATCGTAAGCTGTCTTAAATTTCATAGTTTCACCTCCTTTCGCAGGCGCCTAGACGCGGCGGGCGTAGCATACAAAAAAAGGGCGATCTCTATGAGATCGTCCTTTTTCTGATACGCTCTTTATTAGATTATCACCTGGTAGGAACATTGTCAACATCCTGAACATACTCTATGGCGCGACCAACCATGACAGGAATACGGGACTCGTCACAATTCTCAACGTAATAGCGACCATCGCTGTCACCAAGATTGCCAATATAATAAAGAGTAAAGTCTTCAGGATACTTTTTAATAAGCATTTTATCATCATTAACTATACCTTCAAAAGCTCGCAAAGCAAGCATATCATTATGATAAACCTGCGGAGGACTGAATTGCTCAGCCTTGGAATCATAAACAGAATAAAGTCTCAGCGGAACCATCTCCTTTTCTAAATGCAACTAAATACCTACGAATCATAAGATAAAGCGTAGCTGATATAACAAAATAGTCATTATCAAGGCGAATAACCCTAGAACCATCAGGCTTAAGACGGTAAGCGGCATATTTACTACCACGAAAAGAGTAGTCAAAAGAAATATTACGATAACGACAGAAATTTTTAACAGCTTCAAATTCACTAATAAGCATCACCTCGTTTCTGACTCAATGATAACACAGTCATAATACTTTGTCAAGCTTTCTGCCAAGAAAATGCTTATACTTACCTTCCTGAACACGACAACGGTCAACCAAACGCTCAAAAGTATTGTTCTCCAAGTTATGAAGCATCTTCTCAATACGGTTGTTACGAATAAACTCCATCCAGTGAGGATGCGTTTCATCAAATTTCTTATCATAATAACGAGGAGGACGCATCTTCTTACCGTTAATAACAACATAATCATTAGCATAGCATTCTTCGCCATGATCTTCGAGCCATTCAGCACCTATGCCGGGACGATTAGAAGCAACCATGAATTCAGGAATGCGACCTTTATAGTGAGAAGGAGCGTCTTTACCTGTCTGTTTTTTAACTATATAACGAGCGACATAGGCAGCAGAATCAAAGCTAAACTCACCAATAAGATGCATACCGTATTTCCATACTTTGGCAAAACGAGAAGAAGTATAAGTATTATAACCGTCTGTACGGAACCGAAAAATTTTGTCATCAAAATCAATATTAAACAAAATGTAATGATAATGGGGACGACCATGAAGTTCACCATATTCACCACAGCCGAGAAAGCGAATACCACTGCCATACTCACGGCGAAGATTTTTCATGAAAGTCTGATGAAATTTCTTGCTTAAGCTTTTATCACGTGGCAAATGATAATCATCGAAAGTGCAAGTAACGAAATAAGCAGAAGACGAAGAACGGGCTTCGTGAACAGCACGGACAGCCCACTGTCTACTATTTTCGAGACGACAACCGATGCATTGTTTACAAGAACAACGAATGAAACGGCTATCACCAGCAAGCTCAGGGTGAGAGGCAAGGCTACCGTAAAAACTATAATGTTGTTTTCCATTTTTCGTAATCGCTCCTTCAACTGGGTACATAAGAATAGGATTATAACAAACCATATTAATCACCTGTACCGATTGTATCAGGATTAAGTCAGAATGTCAAATCCTAAATCCACCTCGTCCTACTCTTTTAAAATTTCTACTACGAGATCTGGAGGTACGCCGAAAAAGACGGCGAGAACCTCGTTTAGATAAGCGGCGCCGTCTCATTTAGCATCCCTCCAAGAACCGAAAAAACGGCTAGTTTTTTTAGAATCATTCTTATTAGCAACTGGCTCAACAAGTTGAGCAACATCGGATTGAAAGTCCGAGGCAACTTTTTTAGCAGTAACAGTATTCGAAGAAGCTTTACCTTTCAGAGCTTCAATTAGATCCACGACTTCCTGAATAAAGGGAACAACAACAGAAACAATAAAAGTAAGAATCATGGTAGTTTTGTTTGACATAATAATTATCTCCTTCCGAAATAACGACCTCCAAGGAAGCCAAGTAAATTTTTGAAACCTGAACCAATACCTTTGTAGAGGGAGGTAGTGCCACCAAATTTATCTTGAATACCTTTATAAAAATCTCTCTCCATGCCAAGCATCTCAGTCTGCATCTGATCAAAAGCAGAAGCACTGTTAGACCTAGATGCCGAGGCAATATTGCTTAAGATGCCAGACTCAAGATAAGAACCTTGAAGGTGCATATTCTCAAGTTCTAAACTCATCTTTTCAAGCTCATAGGCAAGACGTTTCTCGTAAGTCTGCTCACGTAAATTCAAGTCATTTGCAAGTATACCATTCTGGAGAACTGTTCCATGGGTACTCTGACGCACAGAATCGGCTTCTGCGACGTTTTTTTCAATTTGAGATACTGCAAGATTCTCGGCATTCTTAGCCTGCCTTTCAGCGGCACTAGCGGCTTTAGCAGAGTTCATAGTAGAACCTATATCACTCATACCTACAGAAGCAGCTGAAGCTCCAGCAATAGAGCCGCCTATACCATTAGTTGCGGCAAGAATAGGATTAAGACCTGCCTTGCGCATATCTTCTACGGCCCATTGATAACGATGTTTATAGTTTTCAACGTTCCACTCGTTAGCCTGTGCGGCGTTAGCAGAATTGTAATGATTCTGAACTGAAGATCCTAAAACAGAACCAGCAACGCTGCCTAAAGTATCAGAAAGCCATGACATAAAACCAACTCCTTCTAGAAGTGATCAACAAGGCCGGGCGTACCAAACATAGGCATAGGACGCACAGTAGTGTAACGGAAGCCTATGTCAAGCAAGAACTCAGGCTCACTGGGAACAGCGATAATGCGCTCAATAGGCGGATTTTCAACAATAAACTCCTCGTTGAGAGTCGGGGCATTTTTAAAGAACTGTGAAAGATGCCAAACGTCAAGGTTACCACCAGTTACAGAACTACGAAACTTGCCTGTAATCTGCGAAGGTTTATAGCGATATTCGGCATAACGTTCCTGATAGCCAAAAACAGTAGTATCAGCTTCAGAACCCTGAGCATAGATCTCGCGAAGCTCAATAGCCTGCTCACCAAGATGCGCAAATGTCGGCC